GTTCTTCGAGCCGTCGGACTGGTGGCTCGCGAAGCTGATGACGGTTGCGGTGGATGATTACCTGGACGGTCGGAAGTCTGCCACGAAGCTAGCGGAGATCCGTGCGTTGGCTACTGAGCTGATGATGTCGGAGGGGCAGCGCCGCAGGTTGCGTCTGGAGTTGATCCGGGACGATCCGGTGGGCGAGCCCGCGGAGGTGACGGCCATCAATGAGTACAAGTCCCGTCTCTCCGGATAGCCGTGTCGGGCCGGAGGGTCTGCCGGAGCTGACGCTCGGTTGGCAGGTGCTCGGGTGGACGAAGAAGTGGTTGCGGCAGCCGGATGGTCCGGAGGCTGGCAGGCCGTGGACGTTCACCGACGAGCAGGCGCGTTTCATCTTGTGGTGGTTCGCGGTCGACGGTAACGGTAGGTGGATGTACCGGACGGGGACGTTGCGTCGGTCGAAGGGTTGGGGCAAGGACCCGGTGGGTGCGGTGTTGTGCGCGGTCGAGTTCGTGGGTCCGTGCCGGTTCGACCGGTTCGACGATGGGCAGCCACTCGCCAAGGTGCATCCTGCGTCGTGGGTGTCAACGGTGGCGGTGTCGAAGGATCAGACCCGCAACACGATGCGTCTGTTTCCTGGCCTGTTCTCGCATGAGGCCATCGACGAGTTCTCCATCGACTTGGGCAAGGAGATCATCTACGCCCATAAGGGGCGTGCTGTCATCGAGGCGGTGACGTCGTCTCCTCGTGCGCTTGAGGGCGGCCGGACGACGTTCACGTTGTGCAACGAGAAGCAGCATTGGATGAAGAACAACGATGGCCACGATATGGCGGGTGTCATCAACGGGAACTTGACGAAGTCGCGCGATGGTGCTGCCCGTTCGCTGTCGATCTGTAACGCCCACATCCCTGGCGAGGATTCGTCGGGGGAGCACGATTGGGATGCTTTCCAGGCGATGGAGCAGGGGCGGTCGAAGTCGACTGGTTACCTGTACGACTCGGTTGAGGCTCCTGCTGACACGGATCTTGGCGACGCGGTTTCGTTGCGTCGTGGCCTTGAGATTGCGCGTGGCGACTCGTATTGGCTGAACATCGACCGGCATATCGAGGAGATTTGGGACCCGCGCACCCCGCCGTCGGAGTCTCGCCGCAAGTATCTGAACCAGATCGTGGCTGCGGAGGACGCTTGGCTGGCACCGCACGAATGGGACGCCTGCAAGACCGACGCGGTCCTCAAGGACGGCGATCGGGTGGCGTTGGGGTTCGACGGGTCGAAGTCGGACGACCATACGGCCCTGGTTGCTTGCCGTATCGACGATGGCCTGGTGTCTCCGTTGGGGATCTGGGACCCGGCCATGTTTGGTGGGGACGCTCCCCGCGAGCTGGTCGATGCGGCGGTCATACGGGCGTTCGACCGGTTCGACGTGGTCGCCTACTTCGGTGACCTGCATCCGTTCGAGTCGTACATCGACAAGTGGGCGCGTGAGTTCGGCGACATGTTGCGGGTGAAGGCTTCGGGGAAGCATCCGATTGCGTGGGATATGCGTACCCGCACCAAAGAGTTCACGGTGGCGGCAGAGTCGTTCCACGACGAAGTGATTGAGGGGACGTTGCTGCACGACGGCGATCCGGCGTTTTCCCAGCATATATACAACGCCCGCCGCCGCCCGAACGCTTGGGGCGTGTCGGTAGGCAAAGAGCATCGTGAGTCGTCCCGCAAGATCGACTCGGTCCCTGCTGCGGTCCTGTCCCGTCTTGGCCGTCAACTGTTCATGGTGAACCCCGGCAAGGCCGGCAAACGTCAGTCGTCGCAGCTTGTCGGCGTCTAGGAGGCATTGATGCTTACTGCCGATCAGGCGTCTGGGCAGGCAGACCGGCTCCTCGAGCTGGCCGCCGCCGAATGGTCCCGGCTCAAGCTGTTCGACCAGTACCACCGTGGCGTCCAGTCGCCGCCGTACACGCCGCAGACGGCCACCATCGAGTTTCGGACGCTGGTGGCACGGGCGACCACGAACCTGATGCCGATGGTGACCGGGACGCTCGTCAACCGGCTGTATGCGGACGGGTTCCGTCCCGATCCGACGCAGGATGCCAACTCGACGGCGTGGGAGTGGTGGCAGGCGAACCAGATGGATGCCCGCCAGAAGCCGCTGTACGAAGCGGTGGCGGTCTACGGGTATGCGTGGATGATGGTGACCGACTCGGGTTCTGGTGCGCCCGAGATGTCGCCGAAGTCTCCGCGGACGTGGTATTGCGAGATCGCCGACCCTGACGACGACTGGCCGTCCTATGCGGTCCGTAGGCGTGGCGAGAATGTCACCCTGGTCGACGATGAGGCGTTCTACACGCTGACGAAGCCGACCTCCTCGAACCGTTGGGGTCTTGTCGACGTGGAGCCTCACGGGCTCGGTGTGTGCCCGTTCGTGCAGTACCGCAACGCCTGGAACATCGACGGGCATCCTGTCGGTGAGGTGGAGCGGCTGATCCCGGTGCAGGACCGGCTCAACCAGACCGTCTTCGACCTGCTGGTGGCTCAGACGTTCGCTGCGGCACCGCAGAAGTATATTGCCGGGCTGGTTGCGGACGACGACGACTCGCTGGCTAGTGCGTTGGCGAAGCGTGTGTGGACGTTGGATGGGGCGGACACGAAGGTCGGGCAGCTTCCCGGCGCAGACCTGTCCCACCTCGTTTCGTCCATCGACAACACGCTCAGGGTGTACGGGATCATCTCCCAGACCCCGCCGAACTATCTGCTGGGCGAGATGGTCAACATCGCGGCGGAAGCGTTGGTTGCTGCTGACGCTTCGTTGGCGATGAAGGTGGAGGACCGCAAGACGTTGCATGGCGAGTCGCACGAGAACATGTTCCGGCTTGCCGGGGTTGCGGCTAGCGAGCCGGAGATTGCGGCGGACGTCATGTCGGAGATCGTGTGGCGTCAGACCGACCCGCGTTCGTTCGCTGCCACGGTGGACGGGTTGACGAAGCTCGCCAGCCCGGAGGGGTTGCAGGTCCCGCCGGACGAGCTGTGGACGATGATCCCTGGTGTGACACAGACCACGGCGGAACGGTGGAAGGCGACCCGTGAGCAGGGCGACCCGTTCATCCAGATGATGTCCGAACTTGAGCGGTCGAGTGGAAACTGACGACCTCCACCGCCGTGCGGTCAGGCGGCTGCGGGCCGGCACCGCACGGCGGATAGCGGAGCTGTGGCGGCTGTATTTCGATCCGGACGACATCGAGGGTTCGTGGCAACGGTTCTTTCCGGTCGCGGTGCCGGTGGTTATGGCCGGCTACGAAGCGTCGTCTTACGAGGCGCAGGACTATCTGGCGGCGATACGTCGGGAGCAGGAGGCCCCCGGCCGGAACTTTGAGGCGCCACCGCTAGACCGGGTGCGGGTCGAGAAGGCGCTGGGCTACACGGCACGGGTTGGTGCGCTGGTCGGCCTACGGATGGGCCGCGCTCCGAGGGAAGCCCTCGATGTCGCGCTGGTCCGCACGATGGGAGCGACGCAACGGTTCGTCACCGAAGGCTCCAACGCTGCGGTGCGACGCACGTTGCGGGAAGATCCGCGGGCTACGGGCTGGCGAAGGATCGCTGCGTCTGATGCCTGCGACTTCTGCGCCGCTCTTGCGTCCAACGGCGTGTATTCCCACAAGGTCGACTTCTCCGCACACGACCACTGCGCGTGTACGGCACGTCCGGTGTTCGGTGAACGTCCGACGGCGCGCCGGCCAAGATCGACCGTACGTGCCACGTCGGAACCTGGGCCACGTCCGGCACCTGCCTCGTCGTCCCTGTCGGACCGTGTGGCAGCCCAGCGGACGTTCGCTGAAGGTGCCGGCTGGGACGTGCGGACGTCTGGCAGCCGGATGATAGGGACGAAGGCTGGCGGACAGCGGATCGTGTGGGAGCTGACCGAATCCGGCGTGTGGCGGATCGAACAGTTGTCCCGCTCCTAAACCACAAACGACAGCAACACCCTGCCGAAGCAGGGTGTTGGGTGCTTGCCCTTGATGGCCCGCTGAGGCCTTCCGGGTCCCCGATGGACTTTCGGCACCATCGGGATGCCGTGACCTTTCGGTCAAGTGCCTCTGTGGGGCGGCCAAGCGGACCCCGAAGCACGCTTTCACGCTAGCACAACGAGTGCAGGGGTGGTGGCGCCGTGCGCGTGTTGATCTCGGGACCACCCGCCTCCGGCAAGTCCACGTTCGCCCGCCAGCTTGCCGAGGTTATGGGCGACGCCGAGGTCATCGACTTCGACCAGATAGCACGCTCCCTCGGCTCCGAGTCCGGCTACGACCACTCCGACGAGGTGCGGCGGAAAGCCCATCAAGAGGTCAAGCGGCGCATAGACGCCCTCGACGGCCCCGCAATCGTTGTCCGTTCGGCTCCGACCCGCAAGGAGCGGTCGGACATCTCCGAGCAGATCGGCGCCGATCGCGTCGTGGTGCTCGATGTGCCAGCCGAGGAGGCCAAGCGGCGAGCTGCTGCCGACGAACGTCCCGAGTGGACGGACGCGGCCATCGACCGCTGGTGGAGCCGGTACGAACCAAACAAACCTCCCATCCCGCGACGGGATGGACCTAGCAGGAAAGGCGAAGCCGTGACGGCTGACCCAACACCCGAACCCGCAGACGACCCGTCTGCACCCGCAGAACCGGACCCCGCTGCCGCGACGGCAGACGACCGGCTCCCCGACGACCACCCGGTCGTGAAGGCGCTGCACAAGGCCAACGAGGAAGCCAAGCAGGCACGCCT